GATGTTCCTGGCCCCACACTTTAAAACTATTAATGTGCCGTGTGTAGTAGGAAATCATGGACGGATGACAAGAAAACCTCCGATGAAAGATAAATATATGGATTGGGATTATTTAGCCTATCAATGGATGGCTTCTTTTTGTGCAAATCAAAAGAATATTCATTTTGATATTCCTAAATCTTTTGCCCATATAGTAGATATAGCAGGGAAAAATGTCCTAATGTTTCATGGGGATGCTATATCTGGAGGTGGAAGTTCTGCTTCTATCAGCAAGATGATTGGGAATATGAGAGGTGTAATTCAATTTAAACAAGCCCTTGAAAGCACTATTGTTGAACATGATGGGGTTATGCCAGGAAACTTTAGTGATGTTATGATGGGCCATTTCCATCGGGTAGATGTGATGGATATAGGTACAGGGTCAGCATATATATGTGGCACGATGAAGGGGGGCGATGAATTCGCTTTGCAAAGGGTTCAAGCCATTACTCCCCCTAAACAGGTAGTTACTTATTGGCATCCCCATTATGGAAATGTGGGCCATGAAGTTATATATCTAAATAGGTTTGATACGTCACCTAGTATCTTTAACAGTACTATGAAAGATGTGTGGGCTACTACGTATGCCTAGATTTAAATCTACACAAAAGAATTTTGCAGACCGTACAGGTTACGATATTAGGCTCCTCATCCCTGGTTTCGGTGGGGAGCTTGATACTGAGGAATTAGAAGCGTTACAAAACGAACTGCAACGTAGGCCAGGCCTTAGGGAGCGATGGGGATTCGGAGAAAAAGAAAGGATTACTAAAAAGAAGATTCAACGAGTTTCTTTAGAAGGTATTTAATGATTGCTCAAATAGAAAAAGCAATCCAAAATTTTATGGTAGACTTTTTCCGTCAAACTCACCCCGATAGGCACTTTTCAGTGAATACGCGGGGTGAATTGGTGGTTGATGGGATTGATGTAGTACAAAAGAAAGTAGAGGAGGCTTATAGTGGGGGACAAGGTGTTGCAGGCCACTATAGGCGTTTGAAAGGAGGTGGAGTTACATGGGTACAGTCGCACGTAAGGCAGAATACAATGCCCTCTGCATTAGACCTAGCCGAATTAGAAGAACAGCAGGAAAATTCCCCCACAATAGGCTTTTCATTGGAGGATACCCTGCAAAAATGCATAGCAGCCCTAAAACAACCAAACAGTTTACAAAAATATTTATGATAGGAGCTAGATTATGGTAGATATAAGTCAAGTTACTTCTTTGCAGGAGTATGTAATGGCCCGACATTCCCGTATGGTAGGTAAAGTGTTAGATTTAATAGAAGCCTCCATGCCTGAAGGCACTCAATGTGAAAAATTTAAAAAGTTAGTACAAATGCCTTTGTATGACTTCCGTAATGAGATTTTAAAACTTACGGTTACAGGTGAAGTCCCACCTGAAGATGAATATTGACCCAAATTATACTATAAAAATCGAAAATAATTCGGAATTCATAGTATAATATAGTAGTACGAATTTCGTACTGTATCTATTTATTTGTCGGGAAGTCGGAGGTGGCTTAGACCAACTTTCTGAACTAGGAAGGAGGATGCACATGGCACAAGACAATGACATTGTGGAGAGGTTGGAGAAACAGATAGAAGGCTCTAATCTTGCTCTTGCTGCTGTTGCGGAGGTCTTGCACAAAATGGACTCCCGTATAAGTAAACAGGAAGAGTATGATATGGAGTTGGCTGAAGACGAACAGGATGCAATTGAGAAGCAGGAAATCATTAAGGCCGTTGCTGGTGAAGTTTACGGTTTGATTAAAGCTGACCAGGGTATGCCTGACTTGGACAAGGAAGGCTCTGCAAAAGAACGCAAAGCTGCTTCTATGGCTAAGGGCAATGACGATTCTGAAAAGGCCGTTACTGTCGTAAATAAGTTGACAGACCAACAAGCAACTATTCAGGCTATGCAAAAGCAGCTTGATTTGTTGAAAGAAGAGTTTAATGGCGATGAGGATATGGACGAAGAGGATGACGAAGAGCAGAGAGGGGAAGGCGAAGAAGAGGAAGATGAAGAAGGGATTGGCCTGGCACGATATGCCGTCGAGAACGCTGAAGGATTTCCAGCAATAGAGAATATGCAGAAGCAGATTAATGAGTTGAAGAATGCGTTGAGTGGTTCGCTTGATATGCAGAAAGCCGTTCAACAGGAAACTGAGGGCCGTCTCCGAAAGATGGGCTTCCGTGAAGAAACTTCGCTCACCCGCCCCACCATGATTCGCTATGAGGATAGCATGGGAACTGATGGTACCGCTCTAATCCAGAAGGAAGCTTCTGGCACAGATACTGTTGACCAAATGATGCAATTGTCCTATCAGGATTTGCGTCGGTTGCAGGAAACCATTGAAAATGGTGATACGGACGGCGTTCCACGGGAACTACTAGGATAATTTAAACACAGAGATTAAGGAGATACAATATGTCTAATCCATCCCTTGCTGAGTATATCGCTCAGTCACAACGAGGGTTGTATCAGAGTGTATTCGGCGCAGGCTTCATGAAGAAAGCTGGTGCTGGAGTCGGAACCCCGTTTACGGTTGATACCGCTACTGGTATTTTTAATACCACGTATGGACGGAAGGTTTGGCAGGCTTTGAACAACCAAACAAGATTTTTTAATGCTATCCCACGTACAGTGTGGGGTAACACAGCTGGTTGGAGGATTCGGTCTGACCGTGGCTCTAACCGCAGTATGCCTATTCTAGAAACTGGTAACCTCCCGACAGTAGATATTTCTGCTATCCAGACGGTTTCCAGCTTGCCCCGAATCGTTGCTACAACCTTCGGTGCATCGGTCAAGTCAGTCTTCACCGCCCAACTAGAAGGTGGTGTTGGTGACGTGCTGGCGTTGGANAATGAAAACGCCCAGCTAGACCACATGAAAGAGGTCAACTTTGAACTGTTGTCCTTGGCTGCTGCTAGGGCTACTGGTGGTAGTGGTACAACTGCTGTTTTCGGTAGTGCTGCCATTGCTAACAACTTCCACCTGGGTGACGAGATTGCTCGTTACGATGGTTCAGGAAGTGCCCATGACCTAACCTCTGGTGTCACAGTTGGTGGTGCTTCGGCTACCGCCCACAGTTCTGGCACTGTAACGGTTGACACCTCTAGCCCTGCATGGGCTTCTGGTGACTTGGCTTACGTCTATTCCCGCGCTGGTTTCACCAGTCTGGATGATATCGTAGCTGAGGACGGGGCTGCTTCTGGTGGACTGGCTGCTAACGCTAGGGCCTTTGACCTTACGTTGGCTGCTCGTACCGCTGGTGGNTGGAATGCTGCTGCTCACGTCAGCCATAACGCTGGCGTAGCCCGTGACCTCTCCCTTAATCTGATTGATACTTGTATCCAGAAGATTCGGGAAAATGGTGGTGAGCCAAAACTCATCCTCATGGGCCATGACCAGTATTTCAAACTGGAACGTTTGCTGAATTCACAGCAACGTTATATGGGTCAGGAAGAATATCAGGTTGGTGTTGGCTCTGAGCGAACATTCCCTGGTACTCGCACTGGATTGGTTTTGGCTACCTATATGGGTATCCCCATCCTACCTGATGCCGATGTGCCAAAGTCAGTTTCAGCTGCTGGCGCAGTCTTGGGTAGTAACGTTTACGTACTGGACACTGACTTCCTTGAGATGTCTATTGCCCAACCTACCCAATACATTGAGAACCGTGACTACTTCGCTGCTAACAGCTTGGTTGTCAGGGGCTTGCTGTACACTCTTGGTGAGTTGCGCTGCAAGAACTTCTTTGTACAATCTAAGATTTGTGACCTATCCGCGTAATTTACTGAGGGGGTGGGGGTTGAAAGATACCCCTACCCTCTCTTCTTGTTCTATTTAAGGAGGATAAACTATGGCACTTACCGTTACAGTTCCAGGCAATGCTTCAGATATGACAGGCGTTCCTGGCAATAATAAATATGTTATTAAAAGGGTTCAGTTTGATGATAGTTATGCTACTAATGGTGAATCCCTTACGGCTACGCAATTGGGCTTGGAATCAGTCCATATGGTTCTTGTATCAATGGAAAAAAGTGGTTACGTAGCTCAGTATGACTATGCAAATGAGAAAATAGCTTTGTACGAAGCTGGTGCAGACGGGGCAATATTGGACGAAGTTGCTAACACAACCGATGTATCCGCTGTTTATGTCCGTGTCCTAGCATACGGTAGATAATATGCCTTATGCCTGTATTGAACGATGCCTCTATAGAGGTTAACTTAGCAGTTTATACAGAGCGATTAGATAGGTATATTGAAGGGCAAACCCAATTAAATGCAACGATTTGTAATAGTTTAGAGAAACTTAATGATGAACTCGATGAAATAAAACATTGGAGAACTCGTATGTATGGGGCTAAAACAGCCTTGTTCGTAGTGGGCGTTATATGCGTTCATTCAGCAATAGTGCTGGGTAGCCTCATTGGTATAATGAACTGGTTCTCACCTGATTAGGAGACTTATATGCCAACTTCAGAACATTTTCCTGAGAACTGGCCTGAATGGGAAATAGACCCTAGTACTAGAACAAGTGTACATGTTTGGAATAAGTATGTTCCTATTGACACTAACGTTGGTACAACAGCAGTTGATTTATTGACTGTATCACGGGGAGAGCCAGCTGTCAACCTCGTTAAAAACCCCTCTATTGAACACGCTACTATTAGCGAGTTTACTGCTTCAGGTTCCGCAATTTCTCAAAGTAGTGCCCAAGCTGCCACAGGTAGCAATTCCCTTCTTGTTAACCCAGCTAATAGTGCTGCGGGAGAGGGGTTTTATTGGGCGCATACCTTTGCGGGACATACAGAAGGAACCTCAATTGTAGCTCAATGTGAAGTTAGAGGGGCTTCAGCATCGGGCGATGTAAAAATAGCAATTCAAGATAGTGATGGTGTTGAGTTAGCTGCCAGTGCTACTCATAGCTTAACGACTTCTTTTGCTAGAATATCAGTCAAATATGAACTTGTGGAGCGGGTAGCAGCAGAATATAGAATAGCTGTTGTTTCCGTGGCGCAACATAATATTGACATGTATGTAGATAAAATCATGGTGGAGCAACGTAGAGATGGGAATCTAAGTGACTATGTTGATGGTGCCCAAGGTATTAACTACGAATGGACGGGCACGGCTAATTTATCTGAATCTAAACGTAGGCCTGGAATCTCTGCGGTGAGGGGGTTTAAACTAAAAAATGGACATGGGAGCCAAACCGCTAATATAGCCATAGATATAGATGCAACGGCTGCGGGTTCTTCTTCAACAGGAATTCTCTTGAAAGCAGGCGAAACCATAGAAACCAGTTGGCCCATAGATGCACGGGTTAAGATATCTGCCATTGCTTCTGGAGCAACCACTCAGGTTTATGGAGTTATCTGGGGAGTACATGGAGGATAATGTCAAAATATTTTACTACATCAGAAGTAGCCCATAACCCCGAATCTATTTTTTGGTTAGAGAAGGGGCAAACTGGTAAAACCACAATGAATGATATTCAGGATGCTTTAACTGAATATAAAAATAGTTTCGATGCGGGGAATGCTTCTAAAGCAGAAATCCTCACATTGCATAGAGCCTTTCCAGATAGTCCTACGTATCAACAAGCTGCGGTAGGAATTCAAAAGATGGACATGGTTGACCCCCTAGTTATTGGTGGCCCTGCNTCCGTTGAAATGATTGACAGGGAAGGCCATTTGATTACTACTCAAGCATTGGGTAAAGCTTTCCAAAAGTTTATGGATAACCAACGTACTCGTAACGTCATGGTATTACATTCAGACGTTCAGGTAGGCTGGGCGTTACCCGCTTATATATCCAAAGGTGGGCAAATCTTTAAATCTGGGGTAGGTGACCAGGGATTATTCTTTATATGTGAGCTACGTGATGATACAGCAATTGCTAAAAAAGTAGCAGACCAGATTAATACTGGCCTGTTGAAGAGCTATTCAATTGCTGGTAGTGCCACCAAAGTTCAAAACATGATGAAAGGCCAAACACCTTATATGCAAGTAGACGAAATGGAATTAGCTGAAGTTACTATTTGTGAAAAGGGTGTGAATCAAGGTGCTAGTTTTGAACTTCTAAAGGCTGAATTACCTCAGACAGGGAAAGTAGATAAAGACCAATGTGGATATAGAGATGCTACAGCCCCCGAAACGCAAATGGGGATTAACTGTGGGCATTGTAAGTATTTTAATGCAGAACGCAAAACATGCGATGTTGTAGTTGGAGATATTTTACCTGGGGATTATTGCAGACTTTTTGAGGCTTGTGAAGAAGATAGCCCACAACCCATTTCTATTAAGAGGAAAATTGTAATTATGAGGTCTGAAGATACTGGAAAAATAAACTTTGCAGATTCGTTCTTTAATTGGTTATCTAAAGAAGAAGACCCATTAAAGAGTGGCAAGTCGTTCACCACTCTTAATAATTTTGCAGGGAGGGAAGCCGAACACCACCGCCTTCTACAACGTTACGGCTTCCCTTCTGAAGTTGATATGAGAACGATGCGTTATATCCCTGTATCTGAAACGGAAACGAATGACGATGGGGTTCCCATTAATGTCAGACCTCCGTGGGTTGTGAATGAAGCAGGGGAAAACTTGGGCGAAAGATTAGATAATGACGATGATTTGAAAAAGTCCGTTGATATCTTTGAAGAGATTATACAAAAAGCTACAAAACGGATAGGTAAAATAGAAGGGCAGGGCTTAGAACCATTACCTCAAGGACGAGGAGGAAAGCCTTGGTCTGAAACTGGGCCAGGTATGGGAGTCTCAGAGCCTGGGCAGTCAACAGTCCCAGGACAATATAGACTACAAAAGCCTGCTGGTAGTGAGGCAGTACAAACTGACCAGGGTGCAAAGAATGTAAGTGATAGACAGGCGGGACAAGCCGATTTATTTGGCGTAGGTGGAGATTATTATAATCCGCCCCCTCTCCCTACTAAAGGGCCAACATCGCCGTGGTATCCGTCTGGGGCACAGTCTACAGCAGCTTCTTCATCAGATAAAGCCCCATTACCTGGCAAAACACCTCAAGGTGTGGCAGCGCAAGAAAGGGCTGATGCAGAACATGCGGAGAATCTACGAACAGGTGGGCCAGGACTTGCCAGGGCAAGGGAGCGTTCTGAGAGAGTGACAAGACAGGTTCCAGAACGAGAAGCAGCAGCAGCGCAAAAGAAAATATCAGACCGAAGAAGGGCTTTACGAGGGTTTGGTGGCATAGTAACTGACGAAGGGGAATTTGACCCCGCTGCCAGAGGCCGACAATCTAGAACTTCTGTAGAAGACCAAGGGCGTAGACAACCTGAACAAGGGCCAGGAATACGTTATCGAAGGGGAGGCGATGAGGCATCGCAACGTAGAGAAGATATAGCTAGGGAAGCTAGAGAAGCACGAAGTGGGCAGAAAGAAAGATTTTCTGACGATATTGTTTCAGGAGTCCAATCTAGAAGACGTAGAGAGGGTGCTGCTAACCGTTCCCTTGGTGAGAGATTCCGACAGGGATTAAAAGGCTTTGGACGGGAAACTAGGCAACAACTCAGAGGAGCTAGAAGGGGCTTTATGGATGAGGCTCCTACTAGAACTGATTCCGAAAGGTTCCCAGAAGGCCGTGCCGTGGGCCGTGGTGCCCGACGAGCAGTCGAAGGTGCTAGAGGAGCATTCCGTGGGTTCATGAATCCCCGTGAAGACGTTAGACCTGACCTACCTGTATCTGACCATCCTGCATCTACCTTAGGGGAAACCGATAATCGTCTAGGTGCTGGTTCCCGTGAACGTGGTGGACAGATGGGCCGTATGGCCCGACAGTGGCTAGGACGTGGGCAGAGGGCA